CACGCGCACAAGTTTTACGGCTACCGCATCACAAACAACATTTAGCGTAACTTATACAGTAGGTTTTGTTGAAGTTTATTTAAACGGTGTTTTCTTAAACGGCGTTGATTACACCGCTACTAATGGCACAACGGTTGTACTGGCAAGCGGTGCGGCGGCGGGCGATATTGTTGAAACGATTGCTTATTACACGGTAAACATTGCGCCTACAGGACCTACTGGCCCTGCGGGAACTAATGGCCCAACAGGACCTACGGGCGCGGCATCTAGCGTTGCAGGGCCTACAGGGGCTACAGGACCTACAGGCTCAAGTGGTACAAGCCAATGGACAACTAGCGGTTCTGATATTTACTACAGCACAGGTTATGTTTCAATTGGAACAACTGCCCCTGCCACTACAAATGCGGTTCTGACGGCTTACAACCCAAATGCAACATCGTCACAGATTTATTTGCAGAACACAGGAACTGGAACAGGTTCGACAAACGGGTTTAGGCTCTTGATGAGCGCAACTGATGTGTACATGACCAACAAGGAAAACGGCCCAATAATCTTTGAAACCAACGACACAGAACGGGGAAGAATTCCTGCAACTGGTGGTATTCAATCTGGTAATTGTGTTTCAGTTGGCAACGCAACCCCCTCAACAAGCGGTGCAGGCATCACATTCCCCGCAACTCAATCAGCATCATCAGACGCTAATACGCTAGATGACTATGAAGAAGGAAGTTGGACTCCATCACCAACCAGTCTTACTGTTGTTGGTACACCAACTTATACAGGCAGATACACCAAAATTGGTAACTATGTAACTTGTTGGGCAACCATTGATTCAACAACTTCCACAACGGCATCTGGTGGTACTACAAGGTTTGCGGGACTGCCTTTTACGGCATCTGCTATTTCTGGTTCATCTTCTGGCGCAGGAACTTCTATTAGTACCAATGGTGTAAACCAAGTTGGTAGTGGATACATTTTTACTGGAAATAATAGTTTTTATGTGTCTGGATGGACTGCAACAGCAAACATCATAATTTCAATTACTTACCAAGTTTAAGGAAAATCATGTCTTTAACCAAAACCACAATCGTTGACCAAATCACAGTAACCGAGAACGGCATCGTTCTCTATCGTGAAGCAACACGCATCATGGAAGACGGCAATCAAATTAGCCAAACCTACCATCGCTCAAGCCTCACACCAGCACAAGACCTAACAGGCGTTCCCGCTAATGTCGTTGCAATCTGCAATGCGGCTTGGACTGCTGAAGTTATTGCGGCCTATCAAGCATCACAAACAAATATTTAAGGTAGCACCATGAGCATCCCCCGCAACCTAGGAAACTTTGCCGACAATGTAAATGTAAACGGCAAGGTAGAAGTTACAGGCATCAATGCTACGGGTACGCCATTATCTACTACCGCGCTATTTGGTAACGGTACTTGGCAATCTGTTTCTGTTACCCCTGCGGGTGTTAGCGACCAAAATAATACAAGTACGGGTTATTTTGATTTACCCGCAGGAACTACCGCGCAACGCCCTGCAAGCCCTACCGATGGAATGATTAGATTTAATACCACACTAGGTTATGCAGAATGGTATTCATCAGCGCAATCTGCTTGGTTTGCTTTTTATCAAGCCGCCGCTTTTAGTGCAAATATTCTTATCGTTGCAGGCGGTGGTGGCGGTGGTGGATATAGTGTTAATGGTGGCGGTGGCGGTGGTGGAGGTGGTTTATTAACAAGTACCGTTACATTTTCACCAAGTACAACTTATCCTATTGTTGTTGGTGGTGGTGGAAATCAAGGAAGTACTGGTTCTAATGGTTCAAATTCTACTTTCTTTTCATTAACTGCTATTGGTGGCGGTGGTGGTGGTGGGTATAACGGTACTGGCTCATCAGGTGGTTCGGGTGGTGGTCGCGGTCGTGATGCTAATGGTTTATCAGGCGGTGCGGGTACTACAGGCCAAGGTTATGCGGGTGGTGGCTCTCTTAGCACTTGTGCATCAGGTGGTGGTGGTGGTGGCGCATCACAAGTTGGTTATACAGGCGGTACGGATTGCGGCGCGGCAAGAACTGGTACTTTAGCCAACGGTGGAAATGGAATTCAATGGTTAGATAGTAATTATTACGGTGGTGGTGGCGGTGGTGCATGGGAAGGCATTATTACTAATTTGCCTGCGGGTGGTTTAGGTGGTGGTGGATATGGAACTTCTAATTCAAATGGTTCACAATCAAATACTGCTGGTGGAACAAATACTGGTGGTGGTGGCGGTGGCGGTCAAAGTGGTGCGTTAGCGGGAAATGGTGGTTCAGGTGTTGTTATTATTCGATATACAGGAACACCAAGGGCAACTGGTGGAACAATTACGCAATCGGGAGGTGTAACAACTCATACATTTACTTCTTCTGGTAATTTCATCACTACTTAATTTTTAAAGAAAAAATTATGGGACATTTTGCAAAAGTAATCGATGGCAAAGTAACACAAATTATTGTTGCCGAACCCGAATTTTTTGAAACATTTGTAGATTCAAGTGCGGGCACATGGATTCAAACATCCTATAACACGCAAGGCGGTGTTCATCTTTTAGGCGGTACACCATTGCGAAAAAACTACGCGGGTATTGGCTACACATACGACAGAACACGCGATGCGTTTATACCGTTGCAACCATTTGCGTCATGGGTTTTAAATGAAGATACTTGCCTTTGGGATGCGCCTACGCCATACCCTACTGATGGCAATAGATATATTTGGAATGAACAAACAACAAATTGGGAACAACTTTCTGAATGATTTTTACGGATGAAAATGTAAGAAACAAACGCGAACAAATTTGCAATAATTGCGAAAACAAAAACGGCGTTAGATGTAATGTTTGCGGATGTTTTTTAATATTTTTGCGCAAAATAGATTCAGCGCAATGCCCACAAAACAAATGGTAAGAAAGATAAGATATGACACTAAAGATAGCCGTTTACGCAATCAGCAAAAACGAAGAACAATTTGTAAATCGTTTTTGCGATTCCGCTAAAGATGCCGACATTATCCTAATTGCCGATACTGGTTCAACCGATAGAACTGTAGAACTTGCAATAGAAAACGGCGCGGTAGTTCACGACATTTGCGTTAGCCCTTGGCGGTTTGATAAAGCGCGTGATACCGCTTTAGCGTTGTTGCCGCGTGACATTGATGTTTGTATTTCGCTAGACCTTGATGAAGTTTTAATGGAAGGTTGGCGCGAAGAAATTGAACGCGTATGGCAAGAAAACACTACCCGATTGCGATACAAATTTGATTGGGGTTGCGGCATCAGTTTCTTCTACGAAAAAATCCATCACCGTAGTGGTTACCATTGGCATCACCCCGTGCATGAATACCCCCGCCCTGATGGTCGCATCACGGAAGTTTATGCCCATACCGATATGCTATTGGTTAAGCACTTACCCGACAATACAAAATCCCGCGGGCAATATATGCCCTTGCTTGAACTAGCGGTTAAGGAAGATGTACATTGCCCCCGTAACGCGTTCTATCACGCAAGGGAATTAACTTTTTATGCGCGTTGGCACGATGCCATTACCGCCTTAAATAAGTACCTTGCAATGCCCGAAGCCACTTGGCAAAACGAACGGTGCTATGCAATGCGTTTGTTGGGTAAGGCACATGAAGAACTAGGGCAATCCGTAGAAGCGCATAAGTGGTATCGCCTTGCGATTGCCGAAGCACCTAACACCCGTGAACCTTGGTGCGAACTGGCAATGTTCTGCTACCGCCGTAGCCTTTGGGTTGAATGTTATTCTGCGGCGAAATCAGCACTTGAAATAAAAGATAAACAATTGGTTTATACAATGAACCCTGAAGTTTGGGGCGCACAACCTTGGGATTTGGGAAGTATTAGCGCATGGCATCTTGGGTTAAAAGATGAAGCAACACAACTTTTGTTAAAAGCCATAGAATTAGCACCTGACGACCAACGATTGCGAAACAATATGCAATTTATGGATGCCGATTACAAAACCTTTGATAAGGTAAAAAATGCCGACACCGTTAGAAGCCCATGAAGAAATATGCACATTGCGTTATGAAATGCTTTGTGCGCGTATTAAGCGTTTAGAAGGCATCATCATTAAGGCTTGCGGGGCTATGTTGTTTGGCATGGCGGGCGTGGTGTATTCCTCATTGGTGCATTTGCGATGAATCAATGGACTGAAGCATTTATCTTTGCGGCAGTCATAACAATTTTTGTAATTTGGGGAACGCTGACAATATTTTGGATATGGCAATGAAATGCGCTGGCTTTTACTTTTGTTGCTGTTGCTGTTGTTGGTTGGAGCCGTAGCCAAAAATGGCTGTCACGTGCGCGAGTTTTATGGCATAGGTTATACGCTACACAACCCTTCCGAACGTCATCAGCAAATGATTGCGTGGTTAAAAAACAATGAGCCTTATTGCGGGTCAGCAGATTACGTAATTTTGTGGAACAATTTGGCAGAATGGGCGGGCACAGCGGATTCAGCGGAAACCAGAGGGTTAATCATTTACGGGTATCAAGAGGCACTGAAGCGTGAAAAAAAATGATTATTTTAGACAAATGGTATCCAATGGTTCAGCCGACCAAAGCAAACATAAGAACATTGGCGTTAGAACAAGCCGTAGAACGTGCGCAAGAAGAATACCGACAAGCATTAAAAGCGCACAAAGTTTCACTGGCAACGCACGAAGCAGATGTTGAGTTGTACAACAAACGCGGCAGACAAAACACAATTGAACTTGAAATGTTTGGTGACCGTAGGCGGTTTCAAATCTTTGTATGACATGGGGCGACAGATATTATGCAAAACACCAAAGACAGATTGGTTTACACAGTCACAATTTGCGTAACGCTGACCCTGTGTTTCTCCGTGTTAGCCATGGTGGTCGCCTTTATGTTGGGGCTATGGGCAAAAGAGGTGGACAATGCGGAAATTTTCAAAATGATTTCACCAGCGTTCAGCACCCTAATTGGCGGGATGATTGGATTCCTGAGTGGTATCAAACTGAACCAAGACGACACAGTAAAAAAGGAGAATGACAATGATGGGATTAGATGCGATTTTGAATATCGGAACGAAACTAATCGACAAGTTGATTCCGGACCCCGAAGCGAAAGCAAAAGCGCAATTTGAATTAACAAAGATGGCGCAAGATGGTGAATTGGCTAAACTTGCCAATGAAACCAAGATGTATGAGATTGAACAAGAAAACGTCACTAGACGCACCGAAGCCGATATGGCTAGTGATTCATGGTTGTCCAAAAATATACGCCCTATGACGCTAATATTCTTATTGGTGGCGTATTCAGGCTTTGCTATTGCATCAATATTTGAACTTGAAACCCGTGGTGCATACGTTGAATTATTAGGTCAATGGGGTATGCTTGTTATGTCGTTCTATTTTGGTGGACGCACAATGGAAAAAATTGCTGACAGGGTGAAAAAATGACCGAACATTTTACGTTGGATGAACTGACGCACACCGACCACAGAACATTGGACAACACGCCCAATGAAACCGAATTGGCAAACATACAGCGATTGGCTGAATTCCTTGAGGAAATCAAAACTTTGCTTGGTGGCAAGCCCATCATGATTAACAGCGCATTTCGTAGCAAAGCAGTCAACGACGCTGTAGGAAGCAAAGACACATCGCAACATAGATTAGGGTGCGCGGCTGATATACGCGTGCCTAGCATGACCCCTGACGCGGTGGTGCGTGCAATTGTTGCGTCTGATTTGGGTTATGACCAAGTAATTAGGGAATTTGACCGCTGGACGCACGTCAGCATCCCCAATGAACCCGCACGCGCACCACGTAAACAAGCATTAATTATTGATAAACAAGGCACTAGGTTATTCGTGTAATCGCTTCGTTTGTCAGGTCTAGCAATTCATGTTCGCTGATGCCGTAATGTCGTTCAAAGCCTTTATGTCCAAGCCCATGCACCCCCGTGTTACCGCGATGATGTTCTGGGCATAAACCAATTACAGGTGCGTTGTCGCGTTTACCGCCAAATCGCCGTATGTGATGAATTTCACACGGCGTTTGTCCAAGTTCAAGGTATCGGCATAAAATGCAACCGATTGATGCCACGCTGTCATAGTGTTTCTTGGTAGTATTTTTCATCAAATGCGTTCAATTCCGATTGTGCAACCGAATAAAAATTCCCATGACCAACGTCTTTTAGATTCTCAGGTCTCAGGAATTTGCCGCGCCCAATCCATCCGACAATCCGAACGTGAGATGGATGAATTTCGGTCAAGACAAAAACGTCGCATGGCTTTTCGACAGACCACTTCACGGCGTTAAGATTTCCATCGGCAGTATATGTACTCTTGACGTCCACGGTCCGGCCATCACGCAGGGTCAAGTCAGCCCCAAACTTGCGGAAATCACAGTTAAGGTCAAAACTTAGATTCAGGGTCTTGGCCACAGCGTACTCGGTGATGACACCGTTGATAGACATCTGCAAGGAATTCTGCGTTTCGTCCTGCTTGCGTTCCTTGCCCTGCTGACTGGTGATGTTGTACCGCATCTTTCCGATGTACATGCAGATATCCAGTTCGGTGACCGTGAGGTATCGGTTGATGTACCGTTTGTTGTGATTCATAAAACGACAACCTCTCTGGCCTTGCTTGCAATCCGCTGACGAGTCTTAATTATGTACTTCTCATACTCACTGCGCGGGATGCTACGGCGCTGAAGGTCGTGGTACTCAAAAACCTCGCGTAGGGCGTTTATTCCCTCGCCTGTCAGTCCCATGCGCATCGTGTTCTGATAACGCAATGCGGCCTCTTGTAGCGCGTCCTGCGCACGTTGGCAAAAGGGTAGGGCCTCAGGACCCACGCCGTCCATGGACATGACCTCGGAGATATTCATCATGTCGACCAACTCCTGCCAGTCTTGGACCGTCCCCCAACCCTTAGTCATAGCATCAAGTGCGGCCAACTCAGTCAAGCGCAGTTTGTCAAGCAAATGCTCCTGAGTTATGCCTGCGCCCAGGATTGCATGCCGGATTGGGTCAAGAAGTTTCCAGTGCTTTCGCTTGGTAGTTTTTCTCATGATATTTGCTTCAATGCCGCCTGAAGCCCTGCAAGACCGCCGACACGTTGGTCATCAATAAAAATCTGCGGCAGACCACGCACGTTGGGATAGGCAAACTCAAAGGCACGACGCACCTCCGCGTCGTCCATGTTCTGCTCAATAAAGCGCAGGTTGCGTGACTTAAGCAGATTCTTGGCGGCCACACAGTTAGCACAACCCTTTTTTGAGTAAACAAAGATGTTCATGTGTTCTTCTCCTTGAGTTTGGCTTCGATGGCTCGGGCAAAATGAATGTCCGTGTGCTGATGAGAAGCCGCACACTCAGCCACAATCAAAACAATCTCCTCATCCGTCAGCGGCTTGCGCTGTGGTGATGCGGGTGATTCAATCATGTCGCCAAAGAGAGCCGAATAAGCATCAATAGTTGCAATAATCTGTTTTTCTGTTGGCTCAGTTTGAGGGCGCATCTTTAGTAAAAAATCTATTGCCTGTAGTCGCGTCATAAATGAACCCACAGGCTCATCCTTCGCTTCTAGTGGCTCATAGTCCAAGCCCAACTCTCTAGCGTTCTCGGCTTTTCTTTCTAATGCTTCGTTTGCTAGTGCAGATTTAATGGCGGTGATTGCTTGCAGTTGCTTTTGCTGTGGATACATACTTGTTTCCAACGCCTCCAAGGCTTGCTTTAAAACTTCTTTAGTCATGCTTGTCTCTTTTGAATTACATAATCATGGAACACAATGCCTTTGGTTATATCGCCAACTTTGTGCGCTTTAACCCAACAAGTTTTACCCGTTTTAAGCCGCCTTAAATGACCCCTGCGGTCGTGTAATCTAGGGCTTGCGTGTGTACCTCCTTGATGTTCATTTTTAGGCGTAGCGGGTTCAACAATTACCGTAGTCCAATCGTAAGTAGGCATTTTGCCTTCTTTAATTTTTCGTTGATTAGTAAATGTAGGTTTTGTAAAAGGTTGATGCGCTTGTACTGATTGCGTTAACGATTCAAGCCAAATGCCACAAAAAGAAAGCATTGTTTCTGCCATTTCTTTAGATATTTCTTTGCCATCGTCTATTGGCCCGTAACGCAACATATTGCCATCAACCAAATAAACCATAGGCGGGAATTTAGTTGGCATACGCCCTGTTACACCTTTCCATG